GCATTTATTGATCTAATCAATCAAGAAATGCGAACACCACATCCACAGCAACCGAATTTACCGATGGCTGCGGATCCGAGATTAGATCTCACTCCCTTCCTTTACCGAACACTCGAAAGCCTACAAAAAGAGGTAACTTATGCAGGCCGATACCGCAATGCCGACCCAATCGGCACCCCAAGTATCCCCGATCCAGCCGAGCAGCTACGGGGCTCCGGTGGCGCAGACGGCGGCACAAGCGCCAACGGTTTCAACGACGTCCCAATGGGTGGCGCCCTACCAGCAAGCGGTGGCCCCAGCCCCGCAAATGCAGGCCCAGATGGGGGTCAACCCGTACCAATCAACCCCTACAGCGTCGTACCCCCAAGCGTACCAGGCGCCTCCACAAGCGGAGAACCCTTACAAGGAGGCGTTCAACAAGGTGGTGGGGCTCCTGAGTTCGCCCGTCCAATTCCCATTCCAGGGTCAACAGTACAGTCAGAACCAGGCTTACGACCAGGGCAATTACGGTTCCCAACAGGGTCTCCAGTACAGCAATTCGGCGACGGAGACCTATACGCCTTCGAACAACAGCAACCAGGCGTATTACAACGGCTCTTCCCAAACTTCTCCGGTAATAACGGAGGAAATGCTGCTGGACAACGGGGTAAGCGAGCAAAGTCTTGATGTCATCAACCACTTCGGTGCTGATGCCCCTGCCCTCCTGAACCAGTACGCTTGTTCTGTAGAAGATACGCTGCTCGCCACCAATGCGCAGCTTCAAGAGGCCATCGGTCTGCTTCAGGAGCTTTCTCATGAGCACCGCGCTTATGAGGCTATCCTGACTGATCCCGATATCCTGGCCGATTACACCTGCGAATTCTTCGGCGAGAACGGTCCTTATCCAATCCCCGATTCGGAAATTGGTTACGGTCGTCCCCAGGGTCAGGCGGTTGGTACTCAGTATCAGCGTCCGACTGCTCCTGAGCGTCCTGAGATGCCTGTTCCTCCTCAGCCTCAGATGCAAGGCAACCCTGCTGCCTTCTGGAACAATTTTGGAGCACTGGCCGAGCGTGATCCCGCCAACGCCTGGCGTTATCTGAACTCTGCCCAACAGAACCCTGACGTGTTCCGCCAGAAAATGCTGGTGATGGATTGATACTCGTAATCCTGATAAATACTATTTATTGGGAAAATGAGTAACTGTAAAATAAGGGGTAGCGATGCTACCTCTTATTATTTAGCGGATTTTTATTATGGAAGCCAAAAAGAGTAGCGCTAGAGCACGAGCTGAGCAATTTCTGATCAATGTCGGCACCGCAGGTGGACCGGTTGGATCAAGTGCTCTGTACACTTTTGGCGCTTCCGACTTAGCCACTCAAGCACAGGCCGGGAGGATTGATCAGTACGCTGCGATGCGTGGCGCTACTGCCGGTCGTGTCATTGGTACAACGAATGCGCCTGCCCCTACGATGCCACGAGATATCGATAGCGCATACTTGAAGTTGAATTTACCAGGATCTCCATTACCTGGCAATGCGTTACTTTCAGCTCAAAATCAAAGCGCTGCTGAAGTGACACAAAATAATATTTTTACGAATGAGCAATATGCACGCTTGCAGGGAATGGTAGCGCCCGGAATGTTGCCTATGGGTTTACAACCCACCAACAACTCTAAAAGAGGTTGAAAGTAATGAAAAAAGAAAAAGCCGTTAAAAAAGCTAAGGCCCGTAAGCAGCAGGCGGGGGCACGTACTCTTGAGCTTGAGGCTGCTCTCCAGATGGCGCAAGCACAGCTAATTGATCCTGAGATCCAAGCAGAACGGGTGGATATGCAGCCAGCAGATGGCTACGTCAATCCATATCGTGAACTTGGTTATATGGCTCCAATGGCATATTCTCCGGGCAACATGCTCAGTGGCTACAACTTTGGTCAGATGGTGAATCCGGAAGCTTAATAATCCGGATTGATAAACACAGGGTATAATTTTATCAATGGGACGGAAGTTCCAGGCCCGCAGTAGCACCGAGTTTTTTCGTTGGCTTCTGCTCCAGGGATCTTCCAGATCCTGGTTTCAGCCACATACCCCGCTGAATTACCAACATGTTCATCGATAGCTAACTCAGATCCTGATAGGTGCTCCCTTTTATGATTTGATAAACGGCTAAATGGTTGCAACCAAACTTCTCTGCTATTTTTCTATACGAAAGACCAGCAGACCTAAGTTGTTTGATTAAAGCCACATCTTCTTCGGAAAACTTCCTAAGAGATTTTTTCGCCGAGCCTTTGCTGGCATAACCGTTTCTTGAGTACCGACCGGCCTTTAAGGCTCTGTCATAGTTCTCCTTTTTGGTAACGACCTCAAGATTGCTAAGAGAATTATTTCTTTTATTGCCATCTTTGTGATCTACCTGAAGCGAATCAGATTTAATTCCATGCAGAGTTAGATCTAGATCGAGGAATGTTATAGCCATTAAAACATGTACGTGGTAGCGAATCTTTTTCCCATCAACGGATACAGAAACGCGATCATAAGTACTTGTTGAGCTGATGGTGAGTTTCACAAAGCAATCACCTTCTTTTTGGTACGATTGCCCAAGCTCATCTAGGTAAAGGTTTTCAAATCCAGGAACCAATTTCGGCTTCACGTTGTTCATAAACAGCTGTTCCGATACTGTAGCACTTAACCTGAGTACTCAACGTTGTCGCCTGATTAGGCAACTGATCAGTGAAAACCGGGTGAATTCAGGGAAGCCCTAACGTAAAGACGAGGGTAATCCTGAGCCAAGCCAACTAAGTTCGTAGTTGGAAGGTGCAGAGACTAGGCGGTGAATGACGCTTCATTCGTAATACGCCATTAGCGCCCGGCACCCTTACAGGGTGAAGAGATAGTCCACCCCTTCAAGAAATTGGAGATCAGGAGAACGACTTTCCCAAGCTGTTGGGTGCGGAGCTGTACCGCCCCCATCCAGCTTATATCGTGGAGATGGCTTGCGAGCCAGTAGTCGTCCACGACTTCACCAAACAGCCGGGTCAAACCGTTCAACTTGACCGTTATCGTTTCTGGGGTAGCCCTGGAACGAAGACTAGCCGTGAGCGTACCCAGGATCAAACCATCGGTACTGCTAATAGCCGGTCTATCGTAAAAGATAAGGTGCTGGTGTCTCTGCGTGAGTACACCGGTCCCGCTGACCCGAACAACACCACCCTCCCGAGCACCTTCAAGATTGCTCGCGAGACCCTGATGACCGCTCAGCGTCTGCTGCTGGACACCGGGAACCTTAACATGTTCCACCAGTCCATCGGTTCGCTGACTCTCCTGGACGACTATCGCCGCTGGCGCGATCGTGTGTTCCTGGACGAGCTGTTCAAGGCTGAGTCTCGCGGTGCTTCTTCTGATAGCCAGGGTGGTTACTACTACCCCAACGGCAAGACCAAGTCTTCCGCAACTGCACTCAATAGCTACACTGCTACTGAGTACGCTTCTGAGCGCTTCAAGTTCAACGTCAAGACTGACCTTCTTGAGGTTGTGAAGCAGCTGCGTAAGCGTAACACCCCCGTGTTTGCTGACGGTTACTACCGTTGTATCGCTGATCCTTCCTTTATGAAGGACCTGCGTGCCGATCAGGGCTTCCGCGAAGTGGCCCGCTATCCTGGCACTGGTGTTCCTAATCCCCTGATGGGAATGATGGCCCCCAACGCTGCCCTGTATGGTGGCGGTCAGTACGGTCAAGCTCAGTTCGTGGCTGGTGAACCTGTCATGCCTTCTGGCTTCGTGTTTGAAGGTGTGCGTTTCTTCGAATCCACCAACTTCCCCGACAAGAGTATCTCCGTCGACATCGGCAGTGGCGGCGGTGCTGCAACCCGCACCACTCCTGCTGGTCTGTTCTTCGGTCCTCAGGCTGTCGGTGTAGGTATTGGCGGTCCCAATGCTCAGGTTCTCATCAACAACAATGATGACTTCAGCCGCTTTATCATCCTGATTTGGCAGCTGTATGCTGGTTTCGCCAACCTGAATAAGGACTTCATTACCACTGCTTTCACCATCGTTGAGTGATAAAGGAGGTACTTAACTAATGGCTGCTTACAAAGAAGAAGCCGGTGCAATCCTGCAACCCGGTAACCAAATCAACCGCCTGTCCTCCTATAACACCGAAGGTGTTTATGCTTGGCCTGGCGTAGAAGCTTTCGAGCTAATTGGCTACGTCAAGATTGATAACCTTGCCGCAGACAAAGCTTCCTTTAAGAGCTTCGACATTATTGTTCCCTCGCCTGATCGTCGTCCTGATGACCGGGTGCGTGACAATCGCACCTCCCTGGTGGTGCAAGCCTCCTCTGCTCGTCCTGCTTATGTTTACGGCGCTTCTATCGCCGTGGCTCAGGACCTGCCCGCTGGTGGTCTGGCTGGTTTCCCTGCCTCCCCTGTGACCGCTGACATCGGTGGTACTTCTACCGAAGGTCTGCTGCTTGGTCCTAACAACGCTGGCGCTCCTTTCGGCGTGCCTTCGACTCAAGCCAACGGTCTTGCTGCTGCTAGCGCCATTGTGAGCGCTGCTAGCTCGCTGTTTGCCCAAGGTCTGAGTGACACCACTGTTGCTGACCTGCCGTTCTGGACTGCTGTTACCACTGCTGGTATCGATGATCAGGACGCTGCTAACTCGATGTTCTATAAGGTCACTGCGGACACCACTTTCAAGGTGTTCAACGTGAACGGTGTGACCTCCACTACCGTGGATGGCGACGGTGTGTTCATTAGCTCCACCGATAAGGATGCTGGCAAGGCTGGCTACCTGGTGTGCCGTGTGAACTACCTCCGTCCTGCCGCTGCGGCCACTTGGGAGTCCATCAACGATTTCATCGACTTCGCCTCTCAGGTGGGCGGAGACGACATCTGATCGTAACTCCAAGATGCAACGAACGGACCTTTCGGGGTCCGTTTTTTGTGTCTAGGCATCTGGGATTTATTTTGATAAGCTAAGCGAAGGTTCAACTAACAAAAATGCTGTATCAATACCGCCTGACTGGGGGTCTTGTAGAGATGATCTCCAAACATGGTGATGACATTGTGATGTGCATCGACTCACAAGATGAGGTTTTGTATGTCAACGAAACCGATTTGACGCCACATCTGGAAGCCACAAATGAGAAGATTCGCACTGAAGAGCGTCTAACCGTTCAACTTGAATCGGAAGGAGTTAAACCACCGAAACCCACTCAACGGGAAACGTTCCCTCTTGATACGCGTATTAATATTAATACTGCGAGTGCTAGACAGATCGCTGATTCGCTCCCTGGAGTTGGACTTAAAACAGCGCGTGATATTAAAGATCTACAGCTTTCACTCCCTGGCGAAAAATTCACTCGACTGGAGCAACTGAAGTCGATCAAGCGAATTGATTGGGACGAAATGTTCAAAGATAACCTTGTCCGCGTTGAGTGATAATTTGCGCGTGCTAGTGTGTTATTGGGTATAACTAGAGAGTTGTATCCAATAACGCATTTCTTTTGAGTAATGCAACTCGATACCTTCCTCAAGTCTAAAGTTCGCTGGCACCTTGGTTATAACACCACGTCTATTCCGGCAGGTGATTTAGCGCGTCTTGAAGAAGCTGTCAACAACATCCCAGATTCGTTCTGGTATTCGAAAATTGTCGAACAAGTCAGTCGGTGCGATGAAGCTGAGAAGCGCACTGACATGACTGGAAGTGTGAACAACAATACTGTTCCCAGGAGTCGTATCGAAAGTATTGCCGGTGACGTCGATCGTACGATTGCAACCTCTGATTTCAGAGACACGCTGAAAACCTGGACGGCAATTTACATATACGAGACGGATCGATTAGCCCTACATCTTTATGTTCCGAATTACCGAAACCCAGAGCAAGCTCGGTACAGGTTTAATCGGGAAGGTGCTGAATTTATCCAAGCCCTCCCTGGTCCTGCCGACGTTGCTGTGGGCACTAGGCTCATGCTTTCTACCGATTTCCGTTGAAGCAATGTCAACAAATTTTAGGGAAATTGCAAGACAAAAAGCTTCTAAGTACGGATTACTTCCGGAAGTTTTTGAGCGTCAAATAGGCGCTGAATCAGGATTTAATCCAAAAGCACTTTCGCCAGCAGGTGCAATCGGCATTGCACAGATTATGCCGGCGACTGCGCGTGGCTGGGGCGTGAACCCAGCTGATCCAATAGCTGCTCTAGATGCTTCGGCCAAAAATATGGCTGGCTATGTAAAAACATTTTTGGGTGGTAAAGCGCCAGCGCAGGAAGTAGATCCAGCAAAACTGCGTGTAGCCTATGAAAAGGCATTACGTGCGTACAATGCTGGTCCTGCTGCTGTTGAAGCAAGTAAAAAATATGATGAAACCAATAGATATGTCCAAAAAATTATTGGTCCAGATAGTTTTAGTTTTACTGACGCCTTAAAGAACACACAGCCGGCGCCGCAGCAGCCACAGGATGTAGCAGCCGCACCTGGTGGCCGCACTTTCATTTTGTTTGGAGGCATGCCACCACAGGTCGATCCTAAAGAAAATTTAGATCGGTTCATTTTAAAAACTATTCTTGATCCGGGTACACCAAAAATAGATACAGGTCTTAATTCTCTTGCCCTGCTAACTAAAGCTTTTGGGTTAGACCAAGCACCGCAATACTAACTACGTACCATGGCGAAAACAGCAGCACAAGACTACTTGGACGTCGGCCGTATTGCCACCACTGCGGAAGATATTTATCCAACTACAGGATCACACTTAGATGTGCGAGTTCTGAAAGACGGACAATATATTGACCCAGGTACAATCCGCTCGCTTTTAACTCGCCTAAAAGTAGATAAAGACCGTAAAGCTTTGTGGCAACAACAAGGCGAACAATGGAATCCTGCTTATCCAATCACCTCTGGCTACGGTAAACGTGCCGCACCCACCAAAGGCGCATCGACGTTCCACTTGGGGCAGGACTATGGTATTGGTGCAGGCGTACCTTTAGCCTGGGAAGGCCCAGGCACATTCACTCCTGGTCGTGGTTACGGCAGCATCAAAACAACTGATGCTCAGGGTACTCCATACGAAATTCGTCTTCTCCATACTGTCGGTGGCAAGCAAGGGGAACAGGCTGCAATGCAGCCACAGCCTGTTCAACCTTCCACACAACAACAACCCAAACAGGGAGACACTTATATTGTCTTACCTGGACCAGGGGAAACTCAAAAACAAGGTGCCAATGATTTTCTAACCGCGTATGCGCAACAGTTAATGTCTGCAGAAACACCGCAAATTAAATCTTCAATTAACCCATTGCAGCTTTTAATGGGTGCATTTAACCAGACTCCAAATTATTTAGCGTAATGCGTTTTGCTGCTGTTCCCGGTTATTCGCCCTCTTTCCCTGTTACGTACGAAAATATGTACAGGGATTACAGCTTGACGACTTCAAGTTTTAGTGACCCTTTCAACGACAAACGTGAGGAGCAGCACAGTAAGTGTGATTTTGTTGTTGCGTATAATGGAGAAGATGATCCTAGGTTCCAGATGAATAACCCTGCTTACATGCGCGAGGCGGTGCGTAGCAGGGTGGATAATATTCCATCTGTCATTTTAAATAAACAGCCTTCACAAGGTTTCTAATGAGCTACACCAAACCAGAATTACGCGAAAATCTTAAAGATCGGATTATGGCCGGCTCAAAAGGTGGTAAGCGTGGCCAGTGGTCCGGTCGTAAGGCTTTACTTTTAGCACAAGCTTACAAAAAGAGAGGGGGTGGTTATTCAGGCGGCAAGACGGAATCACAAAAATCTTTAGAGCGTTGGAGTGAACAAAAGTGGATGACTCGCAAAGAATACGAGAAAGGTGAAGGTTAGACTGTTTCTATAGGTGTTTAGCAACGTGGAATTTTTGTCTCGCACAGACAGCCCAAAAACAACTATTCTGCTCAACAAAAAAGTAGCAGAAGTTGGTGGAGCGTGCCCACGTGCTACAACTGATATCAAGGAGAATATCAAGAATAGAAACTGGACTATTCAGAATTTTGCTTACGGTCCTTTAAATCCAGATGCGCCTGATCCTGGATTTTGGGAAAAGAAGGCTGAACTTTGGAATAGTGACCTGGATACTGTACAGACAGCTCTTTGTCGTAATTGTGCGGCTTTTGATCAATCAGATAAAATTTTATCTTGCATTATCGAAGGTATTAATGAGCAAGGAGCTGCGGATCCTTATGATGTTCAGTGTCGTGCTGATTTAGGATATTGTCAGCTATTTAAATTCAAGTGTGCAGGCTCCCGCACCTGTGACGCTTGGCTGCATGGTGGGCCAATTCAATAATCCAATGGCCGATAAAGCGATTGAACCAGGACAAAAAAGTACAGAACGGTACTTACCTAAAGAGGCGTGGGCTAAGTTAAGTCCTGAAGAGCGCGAACGTACAGATGAAAAGAAGCAACGCGCCTCTCGAACAGGTCGTCAGTTTGTACCAAATACAGAACGTGCTAGTAAGGCACGCCGTGCCGTCGAATTAGCTTCCAGGAGGAAGAGCAATGGCTAGACGCGCTGGAGAAAAAATGGGATATACACTTGGTCTTACCACCAGAAAAGAGCCGTATGAATTCCCTCTTCGGACTAATGCTGAAGATTTCCAGGCGATGCTCGCTACCGAAGGTGGTTACTACGCGATAGGTAGTCGACTACCACGCAGAGATTCAGGCCGTTCCCGCCTTGCTGGAGAAGCATTTAATGTGGATTTAAACAACCTTGCTGAGACACCAGTTCTTAACGATCCCTATGCAGAGGGTGGTGAGGTAAGTGATCTTGAAGAAAGCTTGTATTAGATAGCTTAGGCACGTATTAGAATATACTCATACGTGTTTTCAGTATTCAATACGATGCCTTCTAAAGGTAAGATGCCTCCCGAGCTGCTAGCCCATTTTAAGAAGAAAGGCGGCCAGGAGTCTGAAAAGGAATCTGATAAGGAACCTACTGATAAAGAACGTCGTAAAGAAGCTGTGAAAAAAGCGCGGATGCGCATGGAGAAAAAGAAGACATCCTGATCAAGGTTATCTGCATTAGAATTTACCCAACAAAACGCATCGTACAGGGAGAGTAGCGTCAATTGTCATCGTCTAGCTCAAACAAGCAGCCCCTCCTCGTTGATCGTCCGGCAACGACTTCTAGCCTGGTCACCGTGGCTTCCGGACAGGCGTTTTCGACCAGCCTGATTCCAACTGCAGTTGGAAATGCGACTAAAATTTTTGACGTAGATTCTGCACAGACAGATACGTCGATTAGTGGTGCGTATATCGATGAGATTTGGTTCCAGTATTCAAAACGTACTATCGAATTTATTGATGCAACTTCTGCTGTTACTGGCACTTACTCAGCTAATAGCACCAGTGTTGTAGTTACCATTAGCGGCGGTCACAATGTTCAGGTTGGACAGAAGGTCTACTTAAACTTTACTTCATATAGCAGTGGAACCACTCCAATTGACCAGGCGGTCAATGTCACTGCAGTAACACCAACCACGTTCACTGGCACCATTCCAAGTATCTCTGGACCGATTACAGGTAACGTTGAGTGCCGTCTGCCTTTGGATTTTTGTATCTACCTAGTTGAAACCGGATCAGTTACAAACACTAACCAATTTTTTCCCCTGTTTACTGTCAGTATTCCAGCTACTTACGAGTATCAGTATTACAGTCTTACTGAGTATGATATTCTTCCTTTGATTAATCATCCAACCGTACAGGCCGGTTCAAATTTTTTCACAGCTAATAGCGCAACTTCACCTAAAATTCGTGGCATGATGCTGAAGCGTGGGCAAGCTCTATACGCTTCTTATAGTGGGACGACTGCTCTTACTAGCGGATTTTATGTCACTGCGCAAGGCGGTTACTATTGATCTTTAAAAATGCCCTTTGGTGTAGGCGGATTCTCTAGATCAAAGGGCAGCCCTTTTACTGGGAAGCTCGATAAGAAATTTTCTAGTCTCACAAAGTTCAACGGGATAGATAAAAGAGCGGAAATTGAGAATCCATTTGACCCATCACTTTCTTCGGAAATTGAAAGTGAAGTGCGGTTTTACAACCACGATTCACTGTGGGCTCGATGGCGTCGTGGCTATGAACTTTATTCAATCACACAAAGCGCTTTAGGCTCAAGTGATATCGAGCGGCCTGTTAGAGGTGACTACCGGCTTTATTTTTCTTTTCAGCAATATCCAGGAGTTTTTGTTCCGGCACGTTTATTCACGTATCCGTCAACAAATCAAGACATTGGAGAGCAACTTGTTGGTATGCGCGATACCAATTCGTTCACTTTCTATGATTATGGGCTTCCAATTCTTGGTGTACGTTATGTAGGCGACTCAGTAGGAGCAACATACGTTCAGAGCGGCACTACAATCATTGTTACTAGAGCTGACCACGGTTTATTTCCAGGAGATGACGTTTATTTAGCATTTTCATCGGGCACTGCTGTAAATAATACGCTCACAATTACCGAAAAAACACAAAATACCTTTACAGTTACTGCTGGAGCACCGTTAACAACAAGTGGAAACGTTGCTTACGCTATTTCAACAGCATTTACAGACCCGCGCTGGCGCTTTATTCGAGTTGCATTAAGGTTCTTACCTACTGAGACGGCATTATTACCAGGTGAACGGATGACTGATCGTGTAATTGAACGCGATCCTGGCATCACTGCTACTTATAGCCGCACAGGGTCAACTGTGACAGTCACATGCACTTTAGATCACGGTCTCTCCACTGGAAATACAATTTATTTAGACATTGGAACAGGACTTGTGTCCTCTGGACGCTACGAAGTGACTGTTGCCAGTGCGACCGTACTTGAAATTACAACAATCACGAGTGGTTTAACTTCAGGGAACGCTACAGTTAACCGTCTTCTCCGTGGATTTAACTATTTAGATTATGTTGGCTATACGGTTACCGGATCTGACGCTACTACAAATGAATTAATTTTTCAAAAAGAAGACAGCTACGCAGCAAAGACTACAAATGGAATTACAGCGACCGTTGTCCCTGCTCATAGAGGATTTCAAGTTGGTCGATATCTAACAACTGAATTACGTTGGCAGTGTTCTTGTGAAGACTTCAGTAAACGAGATAATTACAACTTATATAGTCAACTTAGGCAGCGTAGGTTTCCTCAAACACAATTAGCAAATTTAAAACCAGGTCTTATCTTAAACCCTGATGGCACTTTTACCGAAACTCGGGATTCGCCTGGTGTTTTCCAAGATATTGGATATACAACGATAAACAACTTTTACGAACTACCTGAATATGAGGATATTGAGCGGTTTTCATTCCAGAATCTGCTTT